ACTCGGCAATGCCGGGGGCATTGCCCGCAGGTGCAGCGAAAAATTCAGAGTTAGAATTCAGAGAAATATAATAGCTAGCAATATCGTCGTCATCCACAAAAGATGGGCGGGCAACAGTTGTACCATCAAGAGATAGAATCTGTGACAAACGGTTGTCCATCTCTATAAGGTACTGTGTTTCTCTGATAGGGTCTTGTGGTCCAAGAGACGCCACGGACAAATTAACATTATCTATACCCTGGTCAAATACCATAGCCTGCCCAGAAGTGGCAAACGTCCTGTTTCCTCTAAGGATTCCAATATTTGTTCTAAACGGGGCTGTGGCGTCGGCGGCGGTGGCAAAGGTGGCAGGATCAGACGTTGTGTAATCCGCCGTGACCAAATATCCACCGACAGGAACATCAGTAAACGTTGTTGTATTTTTGTCTATTGTTTGAGAAAGCTTGTCGTTGTTCTTGATGACAGGCAAATATAGAAGATCGTTACGAGAGTAAGATACTAGCCTACTTTTCATCGTAGAAGTATTATTCGTAAATGCCTCCAAGACCGGTGTCTGTAAAATATTCAAGTCATAATATGCGGAACCGCTAGGGTGTGTTCCTTCTAGGCTGTTTGCATTTCTGTACAGACCATAGTCTATTTCATCATCCCCAAGAGCAAATTTTGCTATACGAAAACTTCCATCAGCCGCAGCTAATCGTTTTCTGCCGGTGTCAGTTAACACGGCGTCCAAGATAATATCACCGCTATTGTCTAAAAATCCCATTTATGTTTCCTCACGTTTATAACTATTGCGTGGCTTTATTAAGTAGTATCCTTTTTCTGTTTTTAGTCATTTATAAAAACAGCATAAAATGCCAACATCTAATCTGATTCTTGTTTTATCTTAAAAGAAGTTTTTATATCTATTTTCCGTCCCGTGTCGGTAGAAGTGATGCGGATCAAGAAATCGTTATTATCTATTCTGTTCTCTGTGTCAGAGTCTACAAGACTTCTCACAGATGTTTGAATATCGCCTTCACCAGAGTCTATATAAGGCATCGACTGAATATCCGAAGCTTTAATCTCTAAATATCTGGTGACCTTTTTCGTCGGCTTTTTAAAGCGTGCTTGTTGATTCTTTATATTTACCACTTCTATGGAGGGGTATATTCCAATGGCCTCCGAATCTATTTTCACTCGATATATCGCAGTTGGGTTAGAGGTATGATCATGAACATCTACCATTCTAAATGTATAATAATATACTTGATTTTGTAGGATATTATCAACAAGATCAAATGATCTGGCATAATTTCCACTTGGGTCGTCTGGTTCCAGCGTTATATCTAAGGTTTTATACAATTTGTTTTTAAACGACTCATACATCTCTCCCATGGAAGATGCCATTTCATCAAGTTCTGTAGTCCGGAAAATTTCCACTTTCTTAATTTCTTCAAAACCCTCAGTTCTGAATTCTAAGTGTCCCGGCGGGAGAGTGAAGTTTTCAACTTGTCGAAGGTCCCAAGCCAGTCGTCCGGCTTTCCATTTGTCTCCGTCAACAAGTGGTATAAATTCAACAGTTTTATCGCCGACGAGAGCGCCCTCGGTTGTAGATAAATTTATTAAGATTCTGTTTTTATCGCCTTGGTATGGCATTATAGATACTGCTGGTGGCATGGGCGGGCGGTCAACCACCTTTGCATAAGGGTAGGAAACGCCCCCCATATCCCCAATGTTCATTGCCGTGTATTGTTGTGCGGGTCTTCCCTGCACCCCAGTTGCACGGGCAAGGGCCATAGCATTTTGTAAAGCGTAAATTGGGTATTCAATAATTTTTAAGTTTGGTATCGTTTCAACATTAAAAGAAAAAGCTATGCGCTGGTCTTGATAGGGTTTAAAATCATCGTCGGAATTAGGTTGCCATAAAACGTTGGTGTAGGATTCTTCAAAAGCTGCCACGGTCATTCCATTCTGAGGTATAGGTTGTTGCTGGTCGGGGTAAGCTGCATATCTAGTTCTGAACCTAAAACTAGACCCATACACAACGTCATAGGCATATAGCTCATAAAGATAACTTTTATTATATTTGACCTGCGTGTCAATGAATTTTATAAGCTTGGGGGTGGGTGAGTTTGGGAAAAAATAGTTTTGTATTATTTCTCCGGACTCACCTTCTTTTTTCACCAGTTTATATATTATGGTCTCTGTCTCACACATAACCTTACTTTTTGTTATCATCAGGTCTTGGTATTTTACAAGTTTTTCTCGCCCGATGGCTTCAGCCTCGGCCTGGAATGTTTCAAGTATGGCGTCAAGTTCTTCTCGGCTCTGCCGAGAAGGGGCGGAGAGGATTTTATCATGCCGGAAGTGCCCCTTCATGTCCTCTATCCAGTCATCAAAATCATACACCTTCAGCCCTACATTGTCCCGTTTGGTTGTGACTATTCTTGGGTTAAAGTCATCGCCTCTTTCTGCTCTTGTTCTATCCTCCCACAGACTTGACCACCACTGACCGGATTCGAAGTCTGATGCAACTAATCCGGTAGATTGTATTGTGAAATTCTTAAGGCGATTCGCAGACGATGATACAAATGAGTTTATAAGATTGGTGGGAGATAGCCCCAGTCCTTCAAATTCGCCGTCAGTATCAGGATCGTCAGGGCTTAGAAAAAGCTGTCCAAGGTCTCCTAGGGGGCTGTAACATGGAATACCAACCTCAACATACATTGGAAAATAATCTTTATTCTTGTAAAAATTATCATACATGTCCAACTCGTTTGAAGGAGTTATTTGGTTATAAAAATCTGAGGCCAGTCGTGATGTAAAATCAATAGTGACATTACTTCCTTTGGCTGCCTCGGCGTACCTTTCTAAGTATTCTTCAAAGGATGCCCGCTCTTCTTGGGAAAGTCGTTCGCCGCCAATGTTGTTGTTACCCAACAAGGGTAAAGTAAATTTATCGAACTGATCAAGAGTTATGACCTTATCATACATTGTTTCGACGTATCTGTCGCCTACCTCTTCGCCTTCTCCGGCACCGCCTGCGGGGACGGTGCGGATGCTTTGTTGCCTTCCTCCGAGATTTTCGCCTGCCCTAAGACGAGAAAAATTAGCGGCGTCCTCCTGATACTCTTGGTCGAGGAATTTTCCCCGGAGACCCGGTCCCTTTGATCCTTGGGCAAGATTATAAATGTACATGTTTGGAAGAACTGCTTCCGGAAGTATTTCACAAGCAGCCTCATAATTTGCTTTATAATAATTGTACTCAGGGTTTACATAGCCGCCGCCTTGTTCGAGCATTATGCCGGCCTGGCGGTTAGTGTGCCTCCAGCCAGCTATCGCTCGATTATTTTCATCTCGCTGTGCTTGGGCAGGAAAGTTGCCTGATGATTTTTTCATCATGCTTGTAAATCTATCCATTGACCATGCAGCCTTTGTTGCAAAATCAAAGAATTCATATTCAACAAAATTATTCAACGCTTCCCGAAAAACATACTTTGGATCACGGTTGTCAAAATTTCGTTCGGGGCTATCTTCTTCAAGTTCACTTCCAAGATGGTCTCGGACAACCCTATCTAATGCAACAAGTGCCTCGGTATCCGGGGCTCCAGCCGAAGCGATGCGGGAGTCATATCCATTTAATATCATCGAACGGCACGCCAAATAAACATGGTAACTATTGCACTGAACGCCTCTGAGGCGAATGGCGATTGCCTGGTCGCCTTCTGGAATATGAAAACTAATGGTGTGTTCGCCAATTACTAGTCTACGGATATTATCCTCGGCGGCTGGATCTTGAGCAAAATTTATTGCTGTAGTGGACGTTTGACGCCTCGTATTATCTATAGTAAGAATTCCGGGTTGGCGACCAGACTCACATGCCATAAGCATCAGCCGTGTAAGATTCGGGGCTTCTGGATCGTCGGGGAGACCGTCATCCCTTAGTCCTTTAGTGTGGGCGTCAGTCTGAAGTAATTCTATGTACTCCTGCGGCAAAGTGGGCATAGTCGTGACTGACGTGCCTTGTCCAGACCAGGGTGCGGCTTTGTCGGACAAATCTATCATAGCTTTTGCCATATTGAAAGGTTGGGCCTCGCCTTCTTCGTTTCCACGAGCTTGTGGAAACCTGTTCATTATTACCAATTGTTCACGAAGATCTTTTTTGTTCGGGTCATTAATATCCCAAGCCTTGTTTGGTGGTTGAAGTGCATATACATCGCCATCATAGATCCGGTCAGCCGAAACGAATTTTTTGTGGTTTATGGCCAAAGCCCATTGGACAGCTTGGTCTCGCTCTTGTTGCGGCATTGATGAGACGTTTGTTTTGTCCCATACATAGTCGGGTCCGTCGCCACGGTTTCGTTTACGTCCTGGGTAATTCCAAAAGATATTCACGGACCCTTGTGGCTCATAAGTCAGCCAAGCCGGGACCTCCGATTCGGCGAGAAAAGTCTCTTCAAAACTTGCCGGATAGTTTGTGACACCCAAGGTGCTTTTTCTAAAATAGTTTGATTGATCGCCGGGAATATCTTCGCCTAATTTGAACCACAACCTAATTGGGTCCAATTGACCGTTGTTGACATGGTGTTGTGAATAATTCTCCGTAGAGATTGGTGTTTCATCTATTTGGTCCATCGGTCGGTTGTGCGAAGGAATGGCCGAACTTCCAGGGGAGGATTGATGAATAGAGTATCGGTTTACTGCATCGGCTGGATATCTGGCTAGCAAAGTTCTTTGGTCCAGAACCTGCCCATAACCTGCCCCTGCGTCAAGCATCGCTAAAATTGCGTCCATGTTTTGCGCAAGCTCACGAGCAAGACGCCTGGCGTGGTTTCCGGCCTCTTCTTCTGCTCTTATCAGTTCGTCTCGGGCGAAGGCTTCTTCTTGGGTCCTTTGTCGGTCCGCTCTTTCTTGTGCCTCTCTGTCTCGTCGCTCTTGTTCGGTTCGTCCTCTTGGCGGTTGATCGTATCCTCCTCCTCCCATTTATTCAACCCCCCTTGTATAAGTTTTCACCTTTTTAATTCTCATGGACTTAATATAAAGTATCTGTTGTAAATAGGAAGATCGAACAAATCAAGCTCGTCAATGGGTATTGTATTTCCAACATCTTGTTCGTTTAAATTTCTCATCCGACAAATAAATCTTTTGTCTAAATTTTCACGGTAAAAATCTACAGTAAACTTTTTCCATATAGGGAGTCCTCTTTTGTCTTGGGAATCGCTCCTGGGTGTTCCGGATGCTTCCAAATCTTCAAACCCAGACAAATACTCTAAAACAGCTATTTGTTTGTAATTCATCCAAAAAGTTAAGAATTTTGCATAGACCTTCATGGGGTCTTTTACATTCTTGTATGGAGGAAAAGTATCGCCGGGATAAATGTTACTTATCATTTTATCGACAGTAGATATATCTTCGTCCTCTAGTCTAAATCTAACCGCATCAAACCCTGTTCCAAACGACATTCGATCCGCTATATTTGCTATAACAAACATAGACTTAAATTGGTTTGGCATTTGCGAATACTTGCCCTCGATCAAGGATTGTATATTTTCGGCCGAAACATCTATTTCTTTTCCAGAGTTTATCAAGGAATTGAAAGTTTTCTCTTCATATTTCTTTTCACTTTTTGTTTCTATTGGCGAAGTCTCTAGCTCCCCCAAAATATTAAACATTAGTTTAACAGGAGGAAGAGACTTTTTGCTTTTTCTATCAGCATCCTCATCCTTGGCTGATGGTATGCCGTAGTTTTTTGGCTTAAAAGGAATGTCCGTAAGACTTATAAAAGATTTTGCATTTTTTGATTCGTCTGACTTGCCCCCTAGGAAAGTCTGGAAGAGGTCTGGTGAAAGCTGTAGCTTTCCTTTGATGCTTTGTGATTTTTGTTCTTGCATGTTTGCTGTATTTCTACTAATTCTTTCGGGTGCAAGCTGTGCAAATTGGGGGGTTGCCCCCTCTTCAAACAAACAATCATGAAAAAGCAAAGCGTCTTTTATAGAAGTCGTCATATCTTTTTCTTCTGTTATTTCTGAAAGCTCATAAAAAGGCGAAAAATCTTTTGTTTTTTTGCGGATCTTTAAAATATCCAAAAACATTTGGGCGTACCTATTAATATCATATCGAGCGGTGTTTAGATCGGAGTTAATATACATTGGCTGATTCGTGACCGATCTTCCATGTGTTTTTATTGTTTTCGGGGTAAAATAACTAAATGTAGAATTTCCATAAGTCCCCTGAGTTCCGTCAGCCAGAATTGACGGTGTGCCTTTGTTGGCATATGTGCCAAAATATTTATTAAATTCTTCATTAGCTCGGGCCTCAAAAAATTGCTTACTATAAGAAGCAAGCCCCGGTACACCCCGCATAGGCAGCGGCGAACCTTGAGAAAGATAATCATATCCCAGGTGGTAGGTCTTTCCATATTCAAACACCTCAGAGAAGAAATGTTCTTTTTCAAGCAACACATATTTGGTCTGTAGAATTCCCTTTTGTTCTAGATTTATGCGCCTAACACTGCCGTCTGTCCTGGCTCCGTTTGGCAACTCAACATTAATTATTTGTTCTATGAGATTAGTTAAGCCTCTAATATAAGAAGAAAACTTAAGAAGGCCGTCGATGGATGGTTGGTTTACCAAAGAAGAAAGTGCTTGTCCCAACGGGCTTAGGAGGGCATCGTCGCCAGGCTCTATGGGAGCTATTAGTTCAAATTTGCTAGAATAAGAAATATACCTTGCAATAATACTATTAATCATACTTTCTGCATTTATGCCGTCAATCCCTATTATAGAATAAGGAACAATTCTTTCTGTCCCCATTATATTAGCCAAGCCTCGTCCAGACACTATAAGCCCTCCTGGCGGATTCTCTTCGCCGGGGAGGGCAGGTGTAGAATTTTTTATCAACTCGTATAGTCTTTGTACATTATTCTCCATTCTAGACAAATCGCCAGCCATTCTTTGCAAATATATCAAAGCAGGATCATTAACTGAGACTTTGACACCATATTGAAATTTAGACATAGATTGAGTTTTTCTGCTCTTTTCGCAAGTATCCATACCTTGATAAAAGTCTATATTTTCTTCATTTTGTTCGGCGGTCTCAAGAAAAACACTTTCAACTTTTGTTGGAATTGATACAATTTCTTCGGGGAATATATAATCTGGTTCGATTTTTTTGTTTCTAGTAATCGTACCTAAATCATTTGAAGAGACAGATGTGTTAAAAGAAACTTGTCGGCGCTTTACGCAAATATATTTTACTTTGGCGACCTCTTCAGGTGTTATAACAGTTACTCCACGAATCAGGTCGTCGGCTATCTGATCTTTGGAATACAAAGCGGGAAAAGAACTATTTCTGGACAAGAATGACCTCATATCAAAAGAGAACAAGAACCTTCCAGTGTCCATCTCTCCTCTTGTTATCCAAAGGGGTGAGAAATAATTTCTATCTTTTATAACGTCAGAAACCGGACGCTGGTTTTCGTCCTGGCGCAAACTCTCCTTTAGCCCATCAAGTACATCTTTGTGCAAATTTTCTGCTGGGCTTTGCTGCTCTAATTTTAGTGTTTGTCGTCCGTCAACTAAAAGTCCGTTGGCTGGGGAGTTTTCTCTTTTTGTTTTCCCCGGTGGATTAGCAGCTTGGCCAGCCACTTGCACGCTATATTTTATCCTATCCCCGAGAACTGTTTTTGAATCTACAAATCCCATCCCAGACTGTATTGGAAAGGTGACCTGTCTTCTTTGTTTTTTACCGATAGAGGGAGATGCATCATAATATACAAAAGCATGCAAGCTCAAGGTGTTCATTTCCTCAACAGCACTTTTCGGCACTTTAAACACTAGCGGTTCCAAGGAAGCTTTACCAAGAGGTCCTTCGATCGTGACCACAGGAACACCACCTGACCCCCTCTTTAGGGATTTGACTGCTGGGATATCCATAATCACAACGCCTGATAATTTAGAATCCTGGGGGTATCTTAAGATATTAGACTGGCTGCCTACAATTTTACTGGTTAGGCTTCCAACAGAAAAGGGTCCTAGCTCATTGAGAATGCTGGCTACAGACCTGCCATCAGGAGCGTATCGAATCATCTTTGTAATAAAGGCTTCAGAGCCAGGGATTCCCTTTGTTGCCATTAGGTCGCACTGATACTCGTTAAGTCTCTGTGAAACAAAATCCAAAGCTGCCGAGTTTTTTCCATAGCAAGCTATGAGTCTGACTCGATATTTCATATTTCTAGGGGTCTTTTTTAAGAACCACCAATTTTTATCATATTGTTCTTTGACGTTCTGAGTCAAACACAAATTTATAGAAATATTAAATTGGTCCTCAGTGTCTGGTTCTATGGAAACTAGATCAACCGCCACTGATGGGTTTATATTTGATAGAAATCTTTTTCCAGAGGCCCCCAGTATTTCTGGACTATTGAGGGGGAACCTGTTGTTTTTTGGATCTAACATTCTTCAGGTCCTACCACTTTGCCGGACCTATACAGGGTGTCGCCTGGAGGCTCTTTTTCGAATTCGATTTCGTCGTCTGCCCTAACGGACAGGTAATATTCAGCGTATTCGGGTCCCATGCGAGGAAAATAACTTCCAACCAGTTCTTCGTCGCCATGCAAATATCTGGCGAAACCTTCTGCGGTAGTTTGAGCTTTCAATATGTCTGAGGTTTTTGAGTTGTCTCCTATAAAATCTACCTTGACTAAGTCTTCAGAACCCTGTTCGTCTGTTTTTATTTTATAAACCTCAACCTCAAAGTTGCCATTTGATTTAAAAATAGTATTAATTTCTTGAATATCTATAAGAATTTTATCCTCCTTCTCAAGAGAATAGATAGGTATTTCAACTTGTTCGCCTTCATTGTTTTCAAAGACCCCGTTAGATACAGAATATTCTAATTGCAAACTAGAAGTAAGAGTTGGAATCCCCAAAGCTTTATAAGAGTATGTTCCACTAAATGGCATTCCGGTTTCCATACATTTTATATCCCAGGCCGGCATATGCTCACTCCACGGACTACTCGTTCCTAAAGATCTGAAATATTTAAGATTCCCCGGATTGACGTTATCGAAAGTTGTGTTTGTAATATTGGTTGTTGCCTCAGAACTTGCACCCATACTAGAAGTAAAGTGTGTTACAAGTTCCAGTCTCTGCATCTCTTTTATTCGAGTAACAACACTGTTCTGTTCTTCGTAAAAGCCTCGTGACTCGCTGGGCAAAGATGCTCCAGCTAAAGCTGTGACTGTTATGCCAGAACCAACAGAGGTGCCTGACCAAGTTCCCCCATTAGCCGCAGGTCCCGATATAAGAGACGTAAGCAGTATATTTCTGGGGGATGATCCGGAGCCGGGACCCAATATAGCATCAACTGGGAAGTCGGCGGCAGTAGCTACAGAAAGACTATTATAAATAGCCTCTGCCACTTTATAGTCGGCATTAGCATCCTGAACTCCTATAACCGTGGCTGTAGAATCGGCTCGGTTAACACCATTATTAAATGTTGCAGTATAAGTAGACCCCCGATAGGCAAGTATCAAAGTTTCACCACTAACATCGGTATTGACAACTCCGTCATCTACCAACACTGAACCAGAAGCGGTTGAAGCGGAGCCAGAAGGAGAAGCATACACAGAATCATATAAAATATCATCATCATGAAAAGAATAGTAAGAGGGGGAAAATTCTCCCTTAGAGAATTTATGCTTACCATAGGCGGTAAGTTCCATCTGAATCACTTCTTCTTTTTTGTTAATGAATTTTGCCATGTATTAAATACTTCTGAACTTAAAAATAAGTGTCAATATCCTCCGAATCCGCCGCCGCCCATGTTACCTCCTCCGAAGTTGCCTCCGCCGCCACCGCCGCCACGGTTTCTGTTTCCGCCGCCACCAAGATTCATAACCATCGGAATTTGCAAGTTAAGATTGGGAGCAAGACCGCCAACTTGAATGTTCGGAGAAACAATAGGTGCTATGTTTGGTGCTATGTTTGGTGCTATGTTTGGTGCTATGTTTGGTGCTATGTTTATATTAGAAATTGGGGCTATTGCTGGGATCAGCGGAGTAATTGGCAATGGAGCGAGCGACATAGGTGCTGGCAAACTGATGGGTGGTGGTGCAAACACCAAGTTTTGCATAATTTGTAAATCAGGTAGTAACAGATTATTAGACTTTATATTTTCGATATCAATGTTCGGCTGCGGGGCCTTATTTATTGGGTTGTTTTCTCTCTTTTTATCGAACTCTTCAACTTCTCGGGACAGTTCCGGTCGGAACCCAACCTTTGTACTAATTTTTGCAGACTCGATCAAGGAACAATAATCATAGGGCCAGTTGTAAGTATTTCTTCCTTGACCAAGTTCCTCTACATGATATAATCCCTTGGTGTATATATTTTTTCTGTCCCGCAAAAAACGTTGATGTTCGGAGGGGATATCGTCGCCCACATATCCAAATATGTTATCGAACGCCAACGATCCGTGGCCTTCGTTAATCTCTTCTATCATCATTGTTGTGTAATCTGTCTGACCACGTTGTTTAACCTTGAGGATAAGCCATCTAATTTCTGGCTGGAACCCATCCTCGATACCCATGACCTCTGTGTCGATCAAATCAGGACGAGGGTGTCCGCTTCTGGGAAGTCCGAGTTCAAGCTCTTTTCTTAATATCTCAGGGAATACTGTTTCGACTTCCTCTGATTTTTCTCCTGGCATGTAGTGGTCAATGGCCGTCACGCTTGTCTTTAGCGACTTTCCAATGTCTGGCATAACGTTTTGCCACATATCTGCCAAATCTTGTCTAGACAATTCAACACTATGCTCCATCAAATAAATGATCGGCGCTTGATATAAATCGTTACCAACGAGCAATGAATCGTAGTCGTCACCACCAAAAGGATTTATAAGGTTTGAGGTCTTCGGGTAATTGGGCGGCAATAAATCTACCAACGATTTTCTTAGAGATGGGGGGAAAGAATATTTTGTAAATGCTCGTCTAAACTCTTTTATTTTTGGTCCCAAAGAATCATATGGCGCTTTCAACATCATGGAGCGCATCTTGTCAGACTCGCTGTCGTAATAATATGGTATTGCCAAAATAGCCTCAGACATTGTCTTTTCACTATCTTCAGCTAATTCTCCAATACGTTTAGCACGGGAAGGGTCCCAAGCATTAGCCGGCATAATTTCTGTCTCATCAAACCCGACAAGGCTGGCCAAAGAAGCAATTTCTCGACCAGACCGAAGGACTGCCAAGGAAGCTTTCTTGCACGGTTTTACAAATCCTGTTGCCGTAGAGAAAGATCCGGCTGATCCTGTCGGGTTGCCGACCAGTCTAAACTCGGTAGACGCTTCATCTATGTCTGAAATGTATAAATATATTCCCTCATTTTCTCTTGGCATAAGCCCATATTGGTGCCACATGCCCTTTGTTCCCATGTCAAAATTCCCCACCTCAAGACTTGATGAGAAATTGTAAGGGTTTCCTGTTGGGTCCCCTGAGATGCCAGAGCCAGAGAAATCTAAAGTAGGGCATTCCCACTTGGGCATAATAACCCATTTATTCGGGTCCAGCGGTTTTAGTTTAGCGCCGGCTTCTGACGGGAATAGATTATCAATTACTACAGATGCGTCCAAATCTTGACGGTTTTGCCATGCACGATTCCATCCATAAAATGGAGTCCCGTGACAATCGACTAGTTCATTCTCTTCATTTGCAAAAGAGCCAGAATCAAAATCATAATAATATCCGTTTGAATTTAAATATTCAACGGATACATCGTTGCTGTTTAAGATCTGTGCTAAAGAAACTTCTGCGCTTGATTGGGGTGTATAGGTTATTCTTACCAAACTTGGTCCATAATAATATGTTGGGGTGAATGGCGCAAACTCTCCTCGGTGATATGGCCAGTTCTTTCCTTGTGGGTAAACTCCGCTGTCCACAGAAGATGTTGTTGCCGGAACGCCGCCGCCCTGCTGCGCTCCTATTTCCCAACCAAAAGACCCTGTTGAAGTAGGTGGACCAAAAGCATACGGATTATTATAAAGATTGAAATTATCCGTCTTCTTAAGGCCAATCTCCATGATATAAGCTTTAGTATTGGAAACTGCCATTTTGTTAGGATCAACTTGAGAAGTCTTCTGTACACCAGCGGGATCTGTTTTGGCTCCCTTGCTTGGAACTTTTCCTACAAATTTTGTCATATATCCACCGGATTTTTTCTTCTTTAGGAAAAACTGCGGCACATTTGCTAAAAAGTTGGAAACAGACATTCGATACAAAAGGTCACTAAATGTTTTTGTGGTGCCCTGTGGGGTAAGTCTTGTTTCCGTTATTCCTTCAATTGCTCCAGAAACTTCTATGTACAGATTATCATTAATATCAGAACAAACAACCCTTGATTTATCTGGTCCAATATGCTCTAAGGGTTTTAATATACCCTCGAATGGAATCACGTCGGACCAAAAGAATTTCATCGTATCGGGGTAGCGACCCCAATCAAAGTTTGTAAGATTTCCCTCGACCCTTCTCCTTCGATTTCCTGGCATCATACTCGGTACTGTTGCCTGATAAGCTGGGACGCCGATAACACTGGAACCGCCCACGCTCTGAGTGTGTTGCATGAGAACTCCACTAAGGCATCCGTGTAGCGGGGAAAAATAATTTGAGGCGGGTCCTTCGCCGGATCTAGATATGGAGTCTAGACCGCCGATGCTGGTAGTAGTGCCTGTAAGAAATTGAGCGCAGCCTTGGCCACCGTTAGCACCGAAGAGGCTTGCAGGTCCGCTGTGCAATCTAAAACGTCCCTCAACATAATACTGCCCGTTGAAGCCACTGCCGTCGGCTGACGCCGTCGTCGCCGAATAGCTTTCTCTCCTAACAGGGTATTGCACTCCAACACCAGACTTAATTGAATTGTATAAAATACCCGGAGCATAAAAAGGTCTCGATAAGATGCGCCACCGGGATGGCAAACTTGAAGAAGCAGGGACTTGTCGGGTGTCAGCGGAGGCATCGTACGAGGCGCTTGCCGCAAATAAATCTCCGCAGCCGCCGTAAAACTTAGCAAATGGTGCATAAGATTGCGAGAACAAGGTAGCTATCTGAAGAGTTCTGTTGACTGGGTAAAAACCATCATATGGCAGAAGTTTCATTATTGCTTTCGACTCTATCCCAAAATGACGGGGGCGTTTATTAAATTCACTATCTTTCGACCCTGGCGACATGAATGGTGAAAGATATTCTACTACATCCGTTGTTCCGTATCGTGGCATAAAGTCGGCATGTGAGCCATTATAGACATTTTCACTAGCCCCGGTCAATTCAAAAGATGCTGTGACCAAAGCTGATACAGAGGCTAATTGATTATAAGAGGGTATCAGTTCGCTGATCCTGAATTCTGGAATTATGCTGTGGTCTTGACCCTTTAAGCGAACATCTTGGACATACTCTTCATACGTTTCATACATCGGTGTTCTAGGGGGAGCGAGCTTTGCTTTAGATGGTCCGTCCACGAACCTCCTCTCGGTTGCTGCGGTCCAGGGTGGCATAGTTATTGCGCCGCCGGGTGCTCGGCGTTCTAATAAAATAGCAAAACTGGTCGGCTTTAAAGCAGGGTCGCCCGAATAAACTGTTTTGGTCCCTGATAGTAAGGACGGTATGTTATAAACATATTGAGCACTGTTAAGGCTCGACGTGCCTGGTATACAATTTCTTAGTTTTCCCGCAGCATTGCTGCTCCCACTAAGAACCCTTCCATAGTGAGGCATCATTAGTTCACCTGCGGCAAAGGTGGCAAAGGCTGATCCCATGACGTTTATGCCGTTAGCGGTAGAACCTGAATATGCTCTGAGAAGGTATTTAACCTTGGAGTCCGTCGATGCACCGCTGTCGCCATATATATTTGAATCCAATGGCCACATTGACCCAGTACCGAAGAAACCTATGTTGGCTGCGTTGTTATGTCGAGAAGCTAAGAGCGGTGCCTGCTCGTCCCAACGAACCGTATATCCTTGGGAAGTTGTAAGATTTATGACAAGTCTATTAAATTGCTTGTTGGCGCTGAAGGTGCCGACGACGTCGGGCTGGACGGAGGGTAGCCAAAAACCGCCCTTGTTGTCATTAAAGGCGTGCTCGATGTTGATTGCGGATATTATTCCCGCCGTTCGAGTACTTCCGGACGGTGAATCATTCCTCCAAGAATCTTGAGAAAATGCAAGTCTCTGTCTAGTTCCAGAAAGATATGTGTATCTCTCTCGTGGGAATATTGTTTCCGAGTAAACCATCATTTTTATAAGTTCGGCACCTGTGGTGTTTCTTTGGACTTTGTCTGTATAATTGTCCCTAAGAACTTCGTATGGTCTTCTTATCTTTCCGGAATTATATCCAGCTTTTTCTCCAAGTTTTATGTTTATTTCTTTGTTCGCAAATCCTTGAAGAATGTTCCCGTAAGAATATTCTAAAGTAACATCCACCTTGTCATCGTAATTCGTTTTCGCCGGAGTACCCCGTGTTGTTTCAATCTGGTGTATGATCGGCTTATAACGAGAAGTTATTGGAGGCTCAACGTATCTCTCTGAAAAGCTTGAGGTTATAACACCCGTGAACCTGTCTGTGTAGTACCTGCTTTTTGTAGTCCTTTGCCAGCCCTTGGTGGCGGGCACCCATATGGGTCCCTTGTCTGAGGGCAGTCTCAAAATTCTTTTTGTTTCGTTAACTGGGGCAAATTCATAAACATTATTTTTTGCATAATAAACAGCTTCAGAGGATTGTCCAGCCCTGGTCTGGCTCCATGGAGCGAAGCCCCTACTGTTAACCCATTTATAGTTTGGTTGCCCAGAAGACGCTGTAAACACTGAGCCTATCGGGTTGCGTTCGAGGTTGTCGGTTCCCCCACTGAAGTTGAAAATATATGAGACCATGGGGGGAGCGGTTAGCGTCGATGTGCCGACGATGGCTGTATTGCCAGAGGTGCCGGGACTAGACTGCGTCAAACTTATACTAGGCCAAACGCCCAAGCCGAAATCTGCGCTGTCTCCCGTGTTGGCCTCGATATTTATATCTCCATGGGTATCCTTGGCGGCTCGCAAGCAAACCAGTTGCGAATTTCTGATTGCCGCCAATGTAGTTGTTGAACTGCCCACACCCCAAGTATATATTCTAGCCGAAGCTCTAGTAAAAGAGTCGAGGGCGACGGCCGTCGATGCCGTGAGTTGAAGGATCAATCCGCCGGCATCTGTAAACTGTGTAGTACGACCCGACCACTCACTTGTGGTGTTACTGCCGATATAAATCGCTGCGGGTCCCGCAGCGGTGCCTGGCACAATTCCAAGAGAAGCAGTGACTCTATATAAATCAGACGGATATCTAGACCCTGAAATCTGATACTGTAAAAATGTCGTCGCATTGTCCGACCCGGATACCATGCTCCTAAACCAGTTAGTTCTGTCTGCTTGTGGTATTGGTCTTGTTACAAAAGCATTATCATACTGGAACGACTGACGATAAGTTTCATTATTGGGCCCGCCAGAGTCAACGGCACCCTGCCACTGGTCCGTGGAGCCTATTACGAGCCGGTTTGTTGCGTTTCTTTGTGTTTTGTGATAAGGAGATGCCTTTGCTTTTAAAACTGGGTGGGTTTGAAATGCATGTGGAGTTATTCCCGAACGAGCAGCCACAGCGCCGCCGAATGTTGTGCCGTTTATAGTATCACCACCTCGTTGTCCTATAGTATTTCTTCGTACACTGAGAATATAGGTGCTTCCGTTGACAGACTGATTGACGGCATATGCATAAGGAGCATCGGCTGAGAGCGCCGCAAGGCGGCTGACTAGACTTATACTAATCGCAGTCGAAAGAGCGGTGTCAGCCGACGATCCACCGCCAGACGATATCCCATTTGTTCCTATAGTTGTTGCGGTTGAGTCCATATACGCCACACTAGCGTCGGTTGTGGCACTCCAAGTGCCTTCAGGGAGCACAAGGCTCAACACTTCCCCGTTGCCAAAAGTAGCAGTCTGGAGAAACAAAGAAGCAGAGGGGTATCCAAATTCGGTTATCCCCTCATTTAAAAAATCAAGGGCTACCTGGGAATTTGCATTTATCTTTGGTCCGGTGGTGGAATAAGTGTCGGAGCTATACCAAGCAAGTGGAGTAAAGGCACGCATTATTTCATCGCTAGACCCCGAAAATCCTCCCCATTCCACATGGGCGGCCAAATCCTTTAGATAAGGTTTTTTTGTGTCAATATTTCTAAATGGTAATGCATTGTTCGGCGAATATTGGTCCGATGAAACATCTCTAAACTGCTGATTTGAATCAAATTTTCCGCCAGGGGCAGAAAAACGGCTAGCTATGACTGTCTTGTTGATCCTAAGAGATCCCGAGTGTTGATCTACGGCTGGACCTAGAGGTCCACGCTGTCTTGGATTATAATAATCAGCAGATCCGCTCCTTCCCAAAGATATCATACCAATTGATCTTAGGAATGGAGTTGGAATAGAACTAGTATAATAAAGATTATTATGGAACAAGAAGTCCATATTTGCCGAGGAACGGTCAGAAGTTTGTAGAACTTCGTAATTCTCTGCAAAGTTTCCTATAGGGCTGACACCGCCTGTCACGCTGCCATTTAGGTTTTGTAAATTTGTTTTTATGTTCGCAATATTAATGGGCGATGCTGCGCCTAGCGTTCTACGATAGAAGCCTTTAGGGATGGTGCCCGTAACCAACGACCTAATTCTTCCCTTGGTCGGGTTCGTTGCTATAAACTCAAGAGCAAAAGCTTCTTTGCGGTCAGACTGTTGTAATGGTGAAACGTGTCTACTTTGCAATCCGCCAACATGTTGAAAAGTAAACGGACCCTGAAGTGTTTCTGCTGACTCGTGTAAGTTTGTGATTATAGAGCCAGTCAGTCCATTGTCTGTAACATCTGCCATATAACCAGTATCGACACTTGAACTATACACCGTGAATGGAACTAGCAATTCGCCACTATAGACTTCATTATCATTCGTGGCTGCAAATACAGTTTTTATTTTTACTTTCGGATCAGAGACGTCTGTTGTGTCTCTGAACTCTCTAAAATCTCCAAAAGTTATATCTCTAATATTAGGATATTTATAAGTCCCAGGAGTTTGCCCGATTCCTTGGCTTTTATATACAGAGCCGCCAATCTTCACAACCTTGCTGGCAGTTATTTCTGACTGTAATACACTCAGAATTTGTTGTTTGGCGGCATTTACGCCAGGCACTGACGACGAGATTGTCGGGTTTGTTCTTTCGGCCTTATATTTCCACCAGAAAGAGTGTTCGTTTTCTTTTTGTGGGGAGGTTGGAAGCGGTGCTCTTTGTTCTGTGTACCGAACAACCCCAGCCTGGGCACCATAAGCCTGTTGAGATAACCCTGCTCTAGCCAACGGTTGTGACCCCATTGTTCCTCTTGCAAAATCTCCGCCAGGCGGGAACGTATTTTTTCTATCCCCTAAAAATGTATATTTATATTTTGGTCGCTCTAGGAGATGGTTTTCGACAACAGTTCGAACGCCCTCGGCGTGCGGAGATGACGCTGGGTATAATTGCTCAACAACATCACCTATCGAGGAGTCTATCCACTTGTAGTAACTGACATATTTTTCTAGGTCCGGAATATTTCCTACCTTGTTAAAGAAGATCTGCCTTAGTTTTTCCATAGACTTATAATTTGGCCGATAAGTATTTACCGGCTCACCTATAAGATTGTTCATTTCATCGATAGAAGAGAAAAGCTGGAGCATTCTCTTAGAAATACTTCCATACATACTTTTTTCTAGGGCATAATAATAATCAGTAGGCCTAACGGTCGGGGAGAATACATTTGTATCAGCCGCAACCACCGAGATCATGTCTGTACTTGAAGCATATTCAGGTAGTTGGGGCTCCTCTTTGTAGACATACTCTTTTCTTACGGGAGTAGACGAAGCAACAAAACTATCTCCACGTCCCGTATGTTGGCGTAGGTTTATATTGCTGAAGACTCCCTGATAATTTGAAGTATATTCCTCGGTACCACCCGTGAAATTAGTCTTACTCATGCCCGCAGTACCGCTGTCTGTAAGAGTGACAGTTGTATTACCGGACACGCCGGCAGCGTCTTGAGTAACCGTAACAACTGCCCCATCCGACGTAGCTGTAAATCTAGTTCCAGCCGGTCCATTCGAAGTATTAATGACATTCATTAGGTTGGTTGCGGTAGCGGTATTTGAGGTAGTAGCCTCAAATGTCCCATTAACCGAACTTTGGTCGCCTTGTTCGAAGTCATAATTGGTCCCGTCTGTGGCAATTAAATTTACTTTATCTCCAGCATTCAATTCGGTATAATCTGTAATGGTGATTGTTGCACTGGCTTTGTTTTCTTCTGATAAGCCCGAGGAATAATCCAAAACATTAAATTGTCCACTTGCATTACTTCCGGTAACATCTGCGAAGTCCCAATCCAGTGCCAGAGTTTCAATCCGAGGAATGTACATGCCTGGATTCCTTGACTGGAATTCATAAGCATCTCTTGTGGGGTTTTGGCGGCCATGTGTATCGACTTCTCTAGCGTGGAGATCAACAGTGCCCGTTGGCAACAGGTCCGACCAATATCTTAAACTGCTTGCCTTGACATCCGAAAATGCTTTTACAGATCCTGTGAAATTAGTTTTATGAGCGCCGACAAATAATCTTTTTGCCGAAGTAACGATATTTGACCCAATGGCATAATCTAAAGATAAAATTGTCTGGAAGGCATTCCTTTTGACGCCAGTATCATAATTTACGCCATAGAAAGAAAGTTCGTAACCATCACTAATATCAATATAGGAGCCCAGGATTCCTGTCGCAAGTTGATATTTTGTAGGGGTAACACTTAAGGCAAAATTCCATTTTTGATTATCATATACGTTTTGAAAAATACTGGAAGATGCCATGATTGTGCCATCTCGATCCTGCACGACGAAATAAGCATCTTTTACTTTTTCTATGGGAGAAAATACTTCAGAAAAAGGAGCCGGTGATTTAATCGCACGAACTTGGAGCCCCCAATCCTGTGCTGCTGACGTTGGATCATCTTGGGCCGTTCCGGTGACCGTGGTGTCTGTGTTAAATTGTATCCCTCTAGATCCAGTTTCCGGAGTATGGAAACCGAACAAAGAAGAGGTTACAACAGGTAAGTAATCATGTCCTAAATTTAAGGTATTTTGCAAGGAAGGGAAAATTACTTCGCACTCGGTTGTAAAACCAAATTCTTGTAAGGTTGCGCTGCCGCTGTCTCCGTAAATTGTTCCCCAGGCACCAGAAACATCAGAATTATAATATTGATATACGGACCCCGTAATATCGCCCTGGTTTAATAGTCCCGTGAAATCTACATATTTTTTTGAACTTATCGCAGGCTTATATTGGGTTAGCAATTTATATGAAGAGTCAACGCCGTATGTGTTTAGAGAAACAATTCCCTCATCTATGCCAAAACACCTAATTGTGTTTCTTATAGATTTTTCATTTCCCTTTGATTTTAAAATATGGTTTAAATTGTTGTAGAGATTTCGATATATTGTATTTTTAACAGAAACAATGTCCTGCTCAAAGTTAATTTGCTCATCTCTTTTAAAGTAGTTTTCTAAAATACCTGCCTTTTCAAATAGGTCAGAAATCTCTAATCCATAATTGTTAACAAGCCTATCGTTGTGGGGAAACTCCTCAATGCTCCCTGTTGCGCTACCGCTGATATATCCTAGATTTTTTATTTTAGACAGTTGCGATATTTGGAGATGAAGAGTGTCGAAATAATTTGCGACTATTTGAGTTATGCTTCTTAATTCTTGTGTCGAATTTTCGTCTTCTTCTGTTATCCAAGCAGGTATCGAATTGATAAGGTGAGCAGTGTTAGAATAATCGTATTCACGACCTAAGTCAGCTAAACCTTTTTGAATAGTCGCTAAATTTGAATTTGGAGATCGTACAATTGGATCTGCAATTTCAGAAACGTTATTAATTTGTCTTTCATCGAGGGCAGAACCAGTTCGTCTAATACCCGAAGTTTCATACCCTCTCCAAGTTCCGTTGGTTATTCTTCCAGAGTAATCTAAAACTATTTTATCAGTGGCATCAACACTAGTTGTGCCTTCGTTAAATTTATAGTAAACTCCCAAATCTACATTGGCTAAATATTTATCTGCTCCGCCATGAACAGGAGCTAGCCAATGTCTTCCAACCTCTTCGGCGTTGCGGGCTTTTTTCCAAAACCTAAATTCGTCCAAAGAGGCCGAGAGCTTTCCATATCCTTTATAAACTGTTCTTGATGCATGCGGAGAAGATCCAGAAGGGGCAGCCACCAAAGCGCCGATTGTGCCCACCAGGGAGCCCGTAACGAGGTCAACTCTTCCGGCATGACGACCAGATCCTGTTATGTTTGTCTCCTCGCAGGTGCCATCTACATAAAAATCAATTGAGGGGATTGACCCGCTAGTATTAAACACAAATGAATAAAAGTTCCAAATATCACTTGTTGTGCTTAAGTTGCCTGTTGTTGGCACCGACTGAGTTACAAATCCTGTTGTACCACTCATCATGGTGACCTTAAATCTATCCTCCGAGCCGGAAAATATCTCTATCCTCAATCTTCCGTATCCGGATGATCCGGAGGCATACCCATTATGGACGTCGAAAATTACTTGCTTATCAGATTGGGCTGCTTCGCCGGGAATACTCAGAGCTTTTTTATAGAAAAACTCCACCGTTGATCCGCTTATGCCACCAAATTCTAAATTGTTGGTCCTGTTTGAGCCAGTTGAATAAACAGTTGTTGCATGTGGACCGCCCAGGATCTCAATATATTCCTTAGAAGAAGAGAAATATCCAGAAGAGCCAGAAGTTACTGAGCCGTATGTGTTTCCAAGAACGACAAATCCCGTGGAAGTAGGATATTTGTTTTCAAAAACCCACTTCTCTACGGGGTTCATGTTATTGTAAAATTCTACTTTCTCTAGTTTTGAACCATCATATGGATAATTGTTTAAAACGTGGGAAAATGCATTATCATAATATTTTTCAGCAGATCCAAATTTGGCAAATTCCCCTGGGTCTGCGTAATCGACAGCAGGAAGATAATCTTCTTGTTTATTAATGCTGGCAGCTAATTGCTCAGAAGATTCGATGGCCGATCTAACATCGACTAAGGATGACTTTTTTAAGTATTTTCCAATAGAACTTGCTTGCTTTGTTCTTTTGAATAACTTTTTAACGCTCATGTTTAATTGCTCTCATCAATTCTGAACTTAAAAACTTCTGGCTGTTCTCTGTACTGTCCTTGCAAGTAATAACAAAATTGAATCCCATAAGAATACCCAGGTTCAAGGTAGGAAGTGTCCAACTGAAAGTAGCTTCCGCTTATGTCGTAAGACATTCTAGTATGAGAGTAGCTTCCTGTTCCGAAGGGGATTATTTCCATGTTATCTACGGTTCTAAACACTCTATAATAAGAATCTTCGATTGTTTCTGGGTCGATCACCGAGGTTGCAACGTTGTAGATGTTCGGTTGCCAATTTTTCTTTCGGGAGAATACCCTAAGACGTGGCTTTTGTCCCTTTATGTATGAACTCCTTAAGTTTGTGATATCTGTTATATATTCGTCCTCATATATTAGTGCCTGGGCCTGTAAGCTTTGAGGTTCATATGAGCCCGTAAAGTATTGCACAGATCCCGAGTACCATACATCATATATAACATCCAAAGAAGAAGTACTGGCAAAGGAGCAAGTATATGTACCAGTTATATCGACGCCATTTTCGACCAACAATGATGCGGTCACTTCTCGAACAGCAGCACCTGCCGAATCTATAAGATGTAAAGAATGTCCTGTCGGAGCGCCAAGACTTCCAGAATATAACTTGACAAGAAGCCTGTTATGTAATACGTTCGGAAGAAGTTTAAGCTGACCCCTGATATTATTATAAAGATACAGAGTGTTCAAATTGTCCGAGGGAGTCGCTAGCGAACTACTAATCAAAAAGTTTGCCCGGTGATCTTTTCTTCCAGAGTCCCACCTAGCTTCAATATACGGCTTTTTAAAATAAAACTCACTATTACGCCCGAAAAATTTCTTTGTAAAGAATGTCCCCTTAGTTCCGGATATTACGGCGTTGGTATGCTTCAAAATAAGTCCGTGATTATGGTTACTGTCGGTTCTCCAACGATTTAAAGCATAGTTCACATCTAAATCAATATCTTCCAGCCCACCAGAAAAATAAAAATTAGCAGAATATGCCGCCGCCGTAAGGTAATCACCGCCGGCCCAGGTCCAAGTCGATGAAGCGGAGGCATTAACCCAGTTTGAAACTCCGAGATCCTTATAGGATTCCATATCAAGTCCGGTACCCTCGTCCCAGTCTTTGTTTACAAGAGTGACTTCTAAATTATAGCCCAATGGTGTACTATCGGCATGAGGAGCATTGAACATCCTAAGACGGTATTCCACACTAGAAGATGGGACAGTGCCATCAGAAATATCTGATAACATATCATCTACAGGGAATTGTACTAAGATTCTCGACTGCTCTGCGTTTGTTGCATTAATAGAGGCAGACGTTTGTCCATGAATAACAAACGCCTCTAAAATATCAGATGCCCCCATGTTAGACCCGGTCGCCCGAGTTAAGAGGTCAGACTTAAACGCATTAGTTATTGTGTTATCTTTTGTAGCGAAATATCTTTTTATTGCCATTATTTAATTACCCCTAAAATATCCTGATCGGGTAGTAAGAGTTCTGCTACAGCGTCTTCTGGAATATTAAGATATCTGCCATCTCTTGAGAGGTTATCGTTGACCCTATAATGAAGAGAACTATATACGCCCCCACGCTTGTTTATTAATTCAACCTTTACGGTGTCTATTACTCCTGGCACATCGTTTAAGTGCTTGTAAATATCTGTGATATACACAGGCTCTCCAAACTCGTTTTTAACATTCAAGAATTTGTCTTTTAACTTTTCTACACATTCTTGTAAAACCGAATATCTGTTTGCATCGACGTCAGCGATAACTTCAAAATTTATTCCGTAATTTATAATTTTTCCGTCAAGAATATCAATCGTATCACTCATCATTCGATGTTGGTCCAGCCAAATTTTTAAATTTGTTTTTAATGTTGCGCTTGATTTGGCCAAGCTTCCGTCCACATCAGAAGATAGGACATACATATTTAAATTTCTGCTAGCAGATCGAGTATCCCTTACTATGTTCACCCTCTTGATAGAGCCAAACTTTCTCGGCATTCGGTATGACAAATTAATATAGTCGCCCCTTGTCACCGCCCTATTTTGAGAAGAAAAACTTCCATAGGCTCTCTGTTTTATTTCATCTGTTTCCAGAGATTCGGTATCCCCCAAAATAGGATCTTCGTTTTCTACTTCCAGCGAGCCGATGATAGTCTGAGCCGTGTCGCCAGCCAAAGAGCTTTCATCCCTAAACAGAATGTTTGATGCGGCGACTTCGGTGATTGCCCCGACCGGAGCATTAACCGTCTCTATACTATTAGAGCGGTAAGTAATTGTTAAAACAGTATTTGTAGGAACAACTCCAAATTTATCACTTTTTATAAGATTGGTAGGATCAAAAGTTGTGTCGGAAACATAATTTCTCCCCGTGGTCTTCAGAACAACGTCGGCTGGATCTACGATGGTGTCGCCGGTTAAATTATCATCAGACCCATAACCAAATTGTAAAAATGCGTCTCCAACTTCATCAAATTCGACAACATATCTCCTGGGGACGGGGCGCAGTTTCATGATACTCCCCACGGTATCTCTGTCTGATCCAGTATTTATCGTTGGGACTAATACGACGTCTTGAGATAAGTGACCGACTTCATAATAATCATTTCCCTGTGAATCCACTACGGAAATAATTTCGGATATGTTATCAACATTGATCTTGAGCTTTAAAAATCTTCTATAATCTCTAACTGTGATATTTATCAGTCCCTCTTCTCCAGAGGAAACAGATCCATATGCTTTAATTGCAAACCATGTTGGTACACCGGTATCTGGGTTAACTCTTGCCACAGTGACTTCATTATTCTGATCTGTAAAATCGACACTTTCTGTCAAGGTGAATGTTGCCCCGCCCGCAGCAGACAATATTGCCCCAGCCGCTAACATTGGTATATATGCAGTGTCAGGCCCCGAGGTAGTTGTGGAAGCGGGCACCATAATATAGAAAGAACATGTCCCGGTAGAAGTGGAAGCGCCTTCAGGTCTGTACCCAAGCTGTTTAGCTAGCGACACAACATTTCCATATTCTAGGGCAGTCTCCAAAAAACTTTCATTCGCCTGATAGTCCACATAGAACGACAATTGATCGCCAACATAGGAGACCAAATCGAGCATTAAAGCCCCGAAAGATGCCTCATTAAAATCTTGATATGTAGACGAGTAGTATCTTTTTGCATAGTTTATCAAAGATGCCTTGATGCTTTCAAAATCTCTACTTGTATAAGAGATCGGTTTTTTGGCCATTTTTAACCCTCTTTAGTTGACTTCATTAATTAGTCGTTTACTTGAGATATTTGTAATGTATTAGAACCAACGATTGAGCCAATGTTATATTGTATAGTAACTCGAACCTCATTTAGGGACAACTCTGGGTTTGTTTCGTGGGTTACAAACCGAACTTCTTCCACATCTATAAAGGGCAGATATTTGTCAACTTGCCTCTGTATTTCTGTTGTAACCTTTGAAAAAGAATTCCCATCGCTGCCCTCGAAAAGAAATCTCCTCATCCCAACCCCAAAGTCTGGTAACATCACTCTTTCGCCTGGTGATGTTAAAAGAAGATTTTTAAAATTTTGTTTCAATGCGTCTTCTAAAGTTTTGTTTAGAGCGTAAGGCCCATCCTGTTTACTATAAACCAGGGGTAATTTAACTGATATTCCTTCCATTTTTGACATTTTAAGTATCCTCCCAGTTACCAAGATCATTCGCACTAAGGAAAGCCTCCAATGTCGTGCTAAGACCATTAAGCTGACTCACGGTTAATGTGCCGTCCGAATTATATATGCGGCCCAGGTGAAGTCTGTCCATTTCATCTTTGCGACGACGAACTCCTTCTGGGAATGTGTTTTTATCTTTCTCTGTAGCAAAACCACGCTCATCGACGTCGAGATCTCTTCCTTCGGTAATATAAAAGACACTGAATTCATATAAAGCTCTTCTCAGGTCTGCAAACGGTGTGCTCTCACCGCCGCCAGGGTATTCTCCTACACCGGGATGAAGATTAAAATAAGCTTCCCAAGTCATATTCTTATTTGTATCGGTAATTTGATCATGGTTGAGTCCCCCCCGAATATTTTTAACTAGCTCATTTCGGGCATTTGCGATTAAGGTTCTTGTCGGGGCAGCCTCATCGTCCAGCAGATTGATCCCTGGGAAAAGGATACTGAGGGCGTCGAGCCACGCAGAACCATAAGCACTTTGCCAATAACCTTCTTGTATGTGTTCGATCCCCACCCAATAGCCAGGAGTTTCGGACCTTGTCATCCTCGTTGACTTTTGCTTGCTAAATGGCGTTTTGAGGGCTTGATCCTGTCCTAAATTATCTCCCCATGGAAATTCTTGTTCGTCTCTCTGGGCAGTAAGCAGTGAGTGAAACCAGTATCCTGGGTCGTCGGTGTCTGACAGATCGTAGTGCCCTTTATCGACTTGTTCGGCTTGATAAAGGGCACCAAAGTGGGTAACTCCTCCTGGGATGGTATACCTGGCTAACACTTCTTGTTGTTTGGTATATGGCCACCTGATACTATCCAATACTTCGTCTGCATGATCGGCATTCTCTGCTGTTAGTAAGAAATTATTAGCGTTATTAAGATTTGTTGCAATCACTTCACGGGCCGCTTCGACCGCCTCAAGTTTATCCATCATGCCATCTATCAATTTTTTGTCTGCCCTCATTTGATCGAAAGTATAATATTCGATACCAGCAACAACCGCCGGGAATGGATCGAAGTATTTAAGACTTTGTCCAAGCTGATTTGGAATGACTGCATTAATAAATGCGTCATTAGCTGCGGCGATTCGCCTATAGGCATAAAATTTGGAGTTAATGGTCTTAGAATTTACATTTACTATTCTATCGAAATATATGGCATAAGATGCTAGTATATAAGGAAGAGGAACAAACGCCAGGAAATCACGCTTGGCGAATGTAGCATTTGTTGTTTGACTTATAAAGGTGCCAGGAAGACTGTTTAGGCTGTTTTGTGAGTTATCAATAAATACCGTCGCCATTTCCTGTCCCTCTAGTAACTGGCGTACCTCTTCTAACCTGGCTTGCTTTAAAGGTAAAAGTTCTCGGTTCGCCTCAAGACGGGCGATCCCAAGATCGTTCAGGGTATCCGCATCCTCATCGGCATCGATGGCACGCTCCAAGCGACTTATCTCAGACTCAAGAGTTTGGCGCTCCTGTGCCAAGGCGAGGGTGCCGAGGTCGCCGGTTGCAAGAATACCACGCTTAAAGAAGTCAGATAGCTTTTGATATTTGTTCCTTAGCCAAGGAGTCTCAAAAAGGTTTGAAGTAGAGCCTACCCTTTTAAGCATTTCCGATATGCACTGTCTAATATAATATTCTAATTGTCTTTGAGGGTCATCGATCTTTTTTAGATTTATATCTGTAAATCCTCTTGCTTCTTCGGCCTCTTTAGAATAAACATCCGTGAATGTTCCCATCTCTTTCATGTATAGCGGGAAAACCCCATCCTTTAATGATTCTGTTTTAATGGTGGAAAATACATAAGCAGCCATAAGGTTTAATGTATCCGGGGTTTGCCACCCATTATACACTCGGAATAAAGGAACTATGTTTAAGAAAAAGTTTATTAAGTAAGATTGAATTGATTCGGCCATAGCACGGGCTCGAAACTCTTCTTCGGTTTCATAACAAGGATCACCGTTTGGCTGGAATGGGGCTTGGACAATCGTTTTTATAAATTTGTTTAGTTTTTTGCTGGCATTGGTGCGGATCTCTTCATCTGCATGGTCTTGTAAAAGATAAACACCCCTTACATTATAATTTATGTGCTCTGAATTATTGGCTAATATCCCAATAAAATCCCAGTTGTCTTCACTGAGTCCTTGCTCGATGGCTCGGGCTCTGTTTGTGCTATCCCAGTTTCCAACATTTGGTCCATATGCTAAACTAGTTAAAGAGTGCTGAAGCTGTCTAAGTCTGTTTTGTACTGCTGCTCTTCCTGTTGTCCACTCTCTGTTTAATTGTCTAGCGGCGTAAGGGGTATTCATTGAGTGAAAGTTAAGAGGATAAAATCTTTTTATAGTGTAGTCGTCTTCTAGGTTCGGGGCATTTGTTTCGGCTGCACGAGATTGCGCTATTACTTTTTCAGATTCTCGGCGTTTTCTGTCCGAAGTCCTTCCTGTTTTCCCTATTTCGACCCGTGCTCCTCCTGCGTTCCAAGAAAGTTCTATATATTCTTGGTACCGACCCAAGCCACCGAAACGATAGGTCATCTCCTTGATAAGGCCTCGATAGCGATCTCTGTCCGCACGAGGTCGTAAATATTCAGTAGCACCATAACTTGGATTAGCTATCAATTTTTGCCAAAGCTCCGTCTGGGTATAAGGAGGCGGTTCAGCAGGAGCTAAAGAAGGCTGTTCGACTGGATAAGCCAAAGCCCTCGCTATTGCATCTCTTGCGGCATTGCTGGCGGCGGCAATTGCCTTCAGCATATCAGTATAAAATTGAGGAGGATCTAAAAGTCCTTCAAATTTCTTCATATCCAAGCCGAAATTAAAATCGAAAGATAATATTCCACATATCTGATCAGTTTTTGCCAATATTGCATCTATTTGTTGCTGTATTTGGGCTTGCGCCTGTGCGTTGCTCACTCCTCCAAAATCAGAGATTGGCCTATAATATTCGTCATCACAATATTCATCCGACGCTGATAGGTCTTCTAACATTTCGTGAGGCCACCGACCGAGCAATAGTCCCAACGCCGCAAAATATCCAGCCATAGATTCTTTATTTATTGTAAGGGTCGCATATTTTGGATCTTCTGCTGTCAGAGAATTTTCTCGTTGCAGGGCGGTGAAGGGGGCGTTCTCTTTGTCTTCGTTGGTGCCATAAACCACAGCCTCAATAATTGCTCGTGTGCGTACAGTTGATTGCCCATCTAAGAGTGCCACCGTTTCTTGGCTCATTAAAATATCTGATGTATCTTTATTAAACTGCCTTATCTTTTCTTTTGACGGCGGATATGTTATAAGAGAATTTGACCCCCTCTTTCTTTTTCTGTCAAGTATTCCATTTTCTGTAGCCAACTTTACTAGATCAATACCCCCTTTGCGGTCTACAAGATCATTAATCTGAATAACCCCATATGAACTGCGAAGTTTTTTTGTGGAAGACTCATCATCGTCTTCTGGTCCGCAGCCCAGGGCGGCTTTCAACATATCTTTAAAAATAGACAATATAAGTTGTTTAATAAATTGAATCAACAATTTTTGTACTTGTTTGCGCCATGCTTTGAAGAAATCTGTCGTATGCCCTTTCTTAAGCTTAAGGGGGGGCTTAGGAGGTCTTGACATATCTCTTACTAAGTTTCTGACTGTGGGGCTCTTGCCCATGGGCTTCAATATTTGGTCTGTCACGGCTTCGCCAAGAGCGCCAAATAAACAATACAACATTTGATTAACTTCTGTCTCTACGTCTCGGAGAAGAACGTCTGGGCGGGCAGCATAAATTGCTGCCTGTTCTGCATCGGCGGCGAATTCTTTTGATACAAGCTGGCGGCCCAGAAGTTCGTCCCGCAAAACTGTTGCTGCTCGCATTGCTAATTTTTTAGGGCTTGTTTTGCCATATATGGTGCTATAAACCAACATAGCATCTTTGAAGAGTCCAGCTTGGGCCGTGTCGCATTCACCAAGAGCAGAAGTAACGGAATTGTAAAGATCCTTTTCTGTAATTCCAAGCCTGGCTAATGCGCTTTTTTGAATATCCGATTCTGTGTTAAAGAGTTTTTCTTTATATGAGGGGTCTTTTTTCTTTTTCTTGTTTTCTGCTATTCTATTTTGTATTTCAGTTGGCTTCACACAAGGATTTGGAAACGTAAACTTTGGTACAAATTCAGACCATGGCATTGGGTCTTTTGAATTTTCAACAGCGTCTATAATATCACGAGAATAAAATATGTATCCAAAAGTAGTGGGACTTACGTCGTTGAGGGTAGATTCAGAAGGGGAGTAGATTACACTCGGTACGTCGCCTTGTTGGGAAAGGGAGACTCCTAATCCTTTAAGTTTAATATCTCCGTTATAAATTATACAGCGTAATCTAAAATCTTCTGTAAAAGAAAATTCAACAAGGTCGGCGGGTTTTGGGTCTATATTATTGGCAGCCAAAAAGTCATCGAAGACAGAGAAGAAAGAAGAAACCTTCACAGATTCTCGTTCAATATTTAAGCCCCCCAGCATACTTGGGGTGACACCTTCTTCCGATAATGTCTCGGAATATCGCACTAGTGCTTTTTCCGTCCTCTTAAGAGTGTTTTTAAGAGTTCCCATTTGGACGGAAGTTTTTCTAGTTATTTCTGCCCACTCAGAGAATTCTTTGAAGGCCGCTGAGACGTGGGGGATATTTCTCCCAGCACTACTGTTTGATGCAAGATCTTTAACCGTCTTGTCGGAAACTCGCCCAACCAATCTCCATGTGGTTGAATTGGGCGGCGGATTTGGTCTATCAGGGGGACCATATGTAGAGTCAACCACTACGCTACCTATATCTTCAGCCGAAAGGCTGAAGTCGTCTTTGTGCGTAAACTTTGCTATTTCTGTAATTGCTTTTGTTTTAAATGCTTCTAGTGCCGCTTGTCCAGATTCTGTGCCTATGTCATAAGTGCTAGGGTTTTTCTCGGAAATTCTTTCGACATAATAAAAGTGCTCATCGGTGGGATTATTATAAAGTACTGCTGCTGGTTTTTCTGCTGTTACATTCTGAGTCCAATCCGAAAAATCTACATCACGGGGCTGTTTGAATACTAGTATGTCTTCTAATTCTTCCGGTCTTTGTATCGGGCTAACATTTGAACTCCCCATGACACTTCTTAGAGAAGTTTCAATATCTCTTATTCTCGGAGAAGGGAGCGGCAGATTAAAAGAGGGCAGTTGCGCCACGGCAGTAGGCCCAGGTGGCACATCAGGATCTGTCAACCCTGTTTGAAATTCTGGTTTTTGGGACTCTTCTGTGGTTATTGTTAAAAGAGGAGTTACCAAAGGTATTCTTGAGATAACGTCTAGTTCGACCCACGCTTCATAATCACTTGTTTTTCTAATTTCAAATGTACCAGAAGGCTGAGTTGGGTCTTTAGCCACATAAGCGTTTTGGGGATAAGCTGCGGCATATGCCCTAGCGTCAGTAAGTGTTATAGTTTTTTCGTCCTCAAGAACTGGTCCAACCGGCGTGAGATTGGCACCAATGGGAGGAAACATAGAGTAGTTGATATACAGGTGGTGAATTGCTTGCTGCACAAATTTATTCCTGGACTGATTGTAAGAATAATTCAATCCCCACCGCTCATTAGTGGTAAACCTTTCAGGACTTGGGTTGACAATATTTTTTTGTCTTTCTAAGATGGGCGGAGCTACAAAAGATACTGGTATCATGCCGCCTCCTAGTTTGTGTGGTTATAAATGCTGTTGATATAACCATCTCCAAAGGGGTAAGTGTAAGTTATAGAAGCTTTCACAGAGTTTGTTTGGTGAGTTAACAAATCGCCCACGGAACTAGCGAGTTTATAATATTGATTTATAATTTGCCCGGCTAAGAGCGGGGCCGGCGAGCAAGGTCCGCCGGTTACACCAGGGGGAGAGATATGTGTATGAGCTTGCAAAGATATTAAGAGTTGAAAATAGTTCTTTTGCATCGATAAAACTATTCCATTAAGATCGTTCACTAATTCTATTATTTCTCTAAGGGCTATTTCAAGATTATTCCCTTTTACCAACGGCTGCATATCTTCGTCGATACCGCCGGCTATTAAGTCAATCCCAGAAATAGCATCTAATTTAACTCCTTGGGAATTGTATTCATCAGTGCCCGTGACTAATTTTATCCCATCCCTGGCTATTATTCTGACGCCGTCAGCTTTTATTGCTATCCCCGATCTTGGTGTGGGTGATCCCACCATGCCGGCGGGTAAATTAAAGTTTTTATCTATCTCGGTTCTTTGGCTTACATAAATCCTGGCTGCATCAAGTTCGGGACTTTTATCCGTTGACACAAGATTACCACGCTTATCTACGACCCTGGCCATCATGCCGCTCATTCCGGCTACAATGTCTATTGACCCACAGTGGCTGTTTCCTTTACCCCCATAACCGGAAAAAATACCCCTAGGGCGATCTCGACCCATGATAATGTACTGGTTGTTGATGCCCTCAAATATTTTTTCAGACGGGGTAGCATTGTATCTCGGATGTGCTTCGGGTATAGTATCATTGGCGACACCGAGATTTAGTTTATTATACTCGGCTATCTCTGCTATTCTTTTTTTAACTTCGTTAGAAATGCCGTCTTTTATGTCTGCTCTTATTTTAACCATAATTTATTTGATAATAGGATATATGCCTCTGGCCAGTTCTTCGAGTTGCTTTTGCCCGGATAGCGATGGGTCGGGCAGTACGATTTGTCCTTTTTCGACTTTTTTCTTTAATTTGTATGTTGTCTGTCCATACATGCACTGAAAATGTACGGGGTCCCAACCCCGAAAATTTCCTCCCCATTTTTCAAATCCGCACTTTAATCCTATCTTTCCTATTTCGTACCATCTTTCTTTTGGGTATCCGTTTTTGCACGACATTTGTCCCCACTTATTTCCTGTTGCAGGCGACGGGGTTTCACAAACATCCAGACCAAGACCAAAGTTGTGTGGACTTGAACCAGGCACGGCGCATGCCGGCACACCTTTTTTCAGTGGTCCATTTATAGGTCCGTTGGGGTCTTTAAGCCTGGGTCTTCTTAATTTTGCCTGATGTGCTATTGAACGGTAAGTTGATGTAATGCGCAGTTTATATCCTGCCTTTTCTGCCGTGTTTATAAAATATGCTGCCAGTGGGCGCATTTTGGGATGAAGGGTCATAATTTTTTTATCATTATGTTTACTCCAAGTTTTTGCTATTTTTTGTTCGCCAGAAAAAGGCTGCGTAACCGGAGGCGGGATCTCTATAATAGTTTGCTTAACGGTATAAACCTTAGAACACACAAGAGAATTTGGTACGTTGCCTTCAGCGCCCGTCCCCGGTCCAGCGCCCAAGCCGGAAGCCTGGGTAGCAGCGTTGACGCCAGCAGGTCCCTCTGACGGGTCAGACAATGGAGGTGCGGGTGGCGAAACGGTTTCTGTGCCTTCGGGGCAGCCAGCGGGAGAATAAGCTCCATCCGAAATATTACTACTATCAGAGGACCTATTAATGGTTCTAGGGTTTTTCTCAGATATCTTTTTTTCTAGATTTTTTGAATTAGCTAGACTTGCGCCGGATTGGGGTTTGGCTGAAGTAGTCCCAGGAGCACAAGTAACAGAACTAAGCCTCTCATACTTTGTTCGGGTTGTCGAGGCATTAAGAGTTTTGTTTTCTGTCGTTGAAAAACCGCTAACCACAGTGTTGCCACCAACCATTTCCAACAGTCTTCCATTGTTATATCTCAAAGACGTCTGATATCTGTCCAGATGAGTAACACGAACCACTTGACCGGCGGCCAGCCCAACAAAATTAGCCTGTTTCTCGGCGGTAAACTCTGGGTACATGTCTATAATTTTATTATCTCCGGAACCCTTCGGCATCGGCAAATGAGAATGAACCTCTGGGATTCTAGCCCTTACGGAAACCTGTGGACCTGTGGTGGACCCTTTATTAAATTTTACTCTAAGGACTGTGGCAAAAAATTCTGTTTTACCTTCGTATGTTTCTGTTTCATATTGTTTCATCGCCGAAAGCTGTAAATTATCAAACAGCCCTGATTTGGCAGAATTATAACCTGCCTTGAGGCGGACGCTTTTTCGATTAGGCCGTAGCCCATTGATGTATTCGTCTAGGTTTGGTTTGTTACCCACTGTTTTTGTCCTCGTTGATCAGGTCGAATAACTGACTTTTATCATCTTCGGATAAAGAAAGGTCATCCTTGACGGATTCCTTCTTATACATAAGGGCAGCCAGCTTGACTAATTGTTCATTGCTGCGCTGTAAAGTTTCCACAAACTTTGCGGCGGTTGTGCCGGAGTCAGCGTACCTTTCCCTAGACACACTCATATACTCCTTCAATTCTGCCAATAAAATTTCAGTTTCTTGGCGGTCATTGTTTATATTTTCTAGCGCCTGATCTATGAGGGAGTTTAGGTCTTTTTTCATATTATACCTCCTGGGTATAATAAGTAGGTTCCTAGTTTATTTCTCCTCTGTCCCATTTTGATTTGAATATGGCATATTTTTCCCTCATCTTCTTAAGACAACTAACAATTTGTTTTGTATTAAGCCCTGTTATTTCTCTCATATACAAGTAGATGGCTTTTTTATTAAAAATTTCTATTTGCTCAATGTTGTTCATAAGCATTAAAACGGCATCTAAAACTTTTTTTTCATTATCTTTAAGATTTAAGCTTTGCCAGTCGGAAATCTCCTTTAAGAGGAACTGCCAATATTCCCTTTCTTCCCTTTCTTCTAGTATAGTTTTTATATTCTCGGCTTTGGTGACCTCGACCTCTTTTATCATGGAATCGTATTGTATTTCTCTTCGGCTTTTCAAACTTTGTTTTTTAGCCTTATGGGTGAACCAATTTTTAGTCACAACTGAAAAGTACGAGAAAGCTTTTGCTCCCTTGTCGGGGTTGAATTTTCCGAGTATGGTGGTTAGCCATATTTTGCAATCATCTTTATGAACATCAATATTATGTAAAGAGGTAAATTTATAGGTATAAACAATTTTATCAACCAAATCATTGAATGCGGGTTGTATTTGTTCAATATACAATTGGGTTCTAGTAGATAAGTCTTCAGTGGCGCAATATCCGAGAATTGCCTTCTCGGTTTCTTCTGTAAAATAATATTTCTTATTTGATTTTTTATTCTTGCTCAACATCTTCCTCCTCTTCCAAAATACTATCTTCGAATGGGAAGATTTGTTTAAACTCATCAATTTCAGAGTCAATATCCTTGGTGTGCTGCATGAGTCCTCCAAGGGTTTCATCTCCATAAAACACATCCAGTTCGTATACTGTACTTAAGTGGTTTCTATAATTTTTCAAGATTTGGCTCAAATGCAAAAACTGATCGTCGAGATATTTGAATTGAGAAAGTAATTCCCTTATATACCAAACAGCGAAGACGTTTAAAATTGCGCTAACAACGAAGAGACTCCAACTAATCATTTCTTTTTCCTATTCTTTAAATTGTTTTTTTCTGCTTGTAGTTCTTGTTTTATCTCTTTTATGGTGGAGTTTACAAGTTTCCCAGACTTTTTTTTAAAAGTTCTGCCTCTTCTGATGCTAACTGGAATACACATAATCTTCCTTAGAGACTTCTCTTTTTTACACTCTGGACAATTTTCCAAGCATATTTTATATGAGTGACGTTCTTCAAATAAATGACCACAGGAACTACATTCATAAGTATATCTACCCATTGTGATTATTCAATATCAAATTTTACCGGTGATGGGGTGGCCTTGAAAACTGGCGGATTAGTAACGTGTATTTCCTCGTCTTCTATGTGTAGATCCCAATCGGCAAGCAACTCAGTAATATCAGTTTCTTCAGCCAAACACTTTTGTAAAGTCATCAAAAGTGCCCCGATGGCTTGGTTCGATAATTTCATTTTTTTTCTCCTTTTACTTCATTATCTAAAACTGTTTGATAATCTGCATCAAACATAATTTTTGCTAGTTCTTTGAATTTTGTTTTAGGTTTCCATCCCAATTTTTCCTTGGCTTTCTGTGGATCGCCAAGCAATACGGGAACCTCATGTGGTCGGAATAATCTTTTGTCTATCTTCACATGTTTATCAATATCTAAACCAGCATGATTGAAGACTTCTTCTAAAAATTCCCTAACCGAATGGGTCTCTCCTGTCGCTATAACATAGTCATCAGGATTTTCTTGTTGTAACATGAGCCACATTAGTTCTACATAATCTCCCGCAAATCCCCAGTCTCTTTGAGCATCAAGGTTCCCAAGATGTAGGGTGTCTTGAAGTCCTAGTTTTATTCTGGCTGCGGCCAAGGTTATTTTTCTCGTAACAAATGTTTCGCCTCGCCGGGGAGATTCATGATTAAATAAGATTCCACTTGATATATGCATCCCATAAGATTTTCTATAGTTCCGGCATATATTGTGAGCGAAAACTTTAGCGCAAGCATAGGGCGACGCTGGCATTAAAGCGGTATTTTCCGATTGTGGTATTGAGGGATTATCACCAAACATTTCTGAAGAAGAAGCTTGATATATTTTTGCGCTCGGGACAACAACCCTAGCAGCATTTAGAATTCTTAAAGTTCCCATTACAATACCCTCCACAGTATGTTCTGGGATATCAAAGGAAACCCGGACATGCGATTGGGCTGCTATATTATATATTTCATCTGGCTTATATTTTGTAAGAAGACTCCAAATTGCTCCACCATCATTAAGGTCGTAATATTCTAAAATCAAATTAGGGTTTTCAAAAACGCCATCAATTCTATCAGTTGTTATAATCGAAGTTCTTCTCTTTAGTCCTATAACACGATAACCTTTTTTAAGCAGAAGCTCCGCAAGATATGACCCATCTTGTCCGGTTATTCCAGTTATCAGGGCAGTTTTGCTATTTGTTGTACCAGTCATAAGTTTCCTTGAATCCTTTCTTGAATGAAGTAAAATCATAATCCCCAAATATTTTAAGAAATTCTTTATTACTTCCATCTTTCCTGTATTGTCCGTCTAAATTGTTATTATAAGTAATTCTTATTTCCTTGTTGGTGATATTTTTTGCTTTAAATATCATGTCGTTTATCGAAATATTTTCGGGGGGTGTCACCAACAGCGGCTTGGACGAGTTGTGACGAAGGAGCAAATCCGGAATGAGTTCGGCCAAATCTTTAACATATAACTGCTGACGGAGGGGAGCGCCGGTGCCCCAGAATTCTAAAATGTCTCCATTTTTTGCTTCAGACATTTTTCTAACTAACGCTGCAACAAAATGAGAACGATCTTTATCGTAACAGTCGTGCGGACCATATAAATTAGAGGGACAAAATGTAGAGTAATTTAATCCATACTGTTTTCTATATGCAATTGTCTGAACATGGAGCATTCTCTTGGCGTACCCGTAAGAAAAGTTTGTAGATGCCGGTGGTCCTGAAAATATATCTGACTCTGTGAGGGGGTACTTATCAACCGTATCTGGGAAGGCGCAAGTGCTCAAACAAGAAAGAATTCTTGACACCCCCGCCTCCCTTGAGGCTTCTAGGACATTGGTATTCATGGATACATTTTTATAAAAAAACTCTCCTTGTTTGCCGGCATTTTCTTTTATGCCGCCGACAATTCCGGCCAGATGAACAATGGCATCTGGTTTTAATTCCTTGATGATTTTCTTGGTAGCCGAATAAGAAGTTAGGTCGCAATCCGCAGAGGAAAGATAAATCCAATCTGGTTTTAT